ACCACAAGACGGGATTCATTACAGACGCGGACGTAATCGGTGACTACACTTTGATACATACGTTTGCCGATGATACCGCTTACGCGGATACCGTGGCGACCTTTGAAGGCTTCGAAGATGGCGCTACGTATGGAGTGCCACCGTTCACCTTACTGCAAACATGGGAGGAAGTAGCCGCCGCCCCTACGTTCACGGGGTTATTGAACGAAAGTTACGGAAGCGGAGCGGCCGCCGCATATGGCACGCGTCGTTTAAACGGGCTTTATACAGGGGCTTGCATGACTATTCGCAGAGCTTCTGACGGCACTACGCAAGCGATTGGATTCGTAGGCGAAGAAATCGATGAGAGCGCCATCACGACCTTCTGCACAGGCACTTCGTGCACGGTCCAAGTCTGGCACGACCAGAGTCAGACGGGCGGCACGGGGTCAGGCAACGACGCGGTGCAGACGACGCACACGAAGCAGCCGACTATTTACACGGGCGGCGCGATTGTAAAGGAGAACGGACGGGTAGCGGTGGACTTTGACGGTTCTTCAAACTTTTTAGAAAGCGGTGCTTTAACGACCGCAGCACAACCAATCAGCGTAATAACAACGACCACGCCACAAGCCACGGCATTTTCGGGCGGTATTATTAACACCACCGACACCAACAACTTTATCGATTTTTACCGCACAGATGGAGGCTTTGCAATTAACGCGGGCACGACGCTAACAAGCGGCGCAAGCGTGGATTACGTGCAAGACAACCAATATATTCGGTTCAGCTTGTTCAACGGTGCGAGTTCTGAGATTTTCGCTAATGGGGTAAGCGTTATAAGTGGCAACGCAAATACGACAGGATTAAGCGGAAATCTTTTTATAGGTAAGTTCTTGACCTCTGCGAACAACTATATGAACGGGTTGATTCAAGAGGCCATTATTTACGCTTCGAACAAATCCACCGACCGCACCAGCATAGAATCCAACATAGGCGACTACTTCACCCAAAACACGCCACTACTCGACACGTATNCAGGAGCGGCGGCNNNCTANTCNNTNCGNNNGNTNNNNANCNCNTACANNGGTGCTTTGATTCGAGTCAGACGCAGTAGCGACAATACAGAACTTGACATAAATGCGAACGTATTCGGTGAACTCGATACCGTTTCGCTTTTGGACTTCGCAGGTGCGGGCGATGCGTTCGTAAAGACTTGGTATGACCAAAGCGGAAACAGCAACGACGCGACGCAGACCACGACAGCGAACCAGCCTCAAATCGTTTCAAGCGGTGCGGTAATCGTGGAGAACGGGAAGCCAGCGGTTAAGTTTGATGGTAGTAATGACACTCTCGAAAGCGCGTCCAATGTTGTAAGCAATAGCGCAATGAGTTTGTTTATGCCATATAAGTTTGACAATACAGCAAGCAGACCACAAGACGTGGTAATGAGTTCTACAACAGACGGTTTCAAATATGGGATGAGTGGTTCGGGTAAAGACCAATACGCAAACTATTCGCTTTTAGAAGTTACGACATGGGCGAACACAATAACTACTCAAAGATTGGATTCTTTGTTTTCTGTCAATTCCGGCGGTGCTATTTTATATATAAATTCAATTTTACAAAGCGCAACAGGAACGGCTGGTATCGTGGGGAATAATACAGCCACCTTAAAAATTGGCTCGCGAGATTTAACAAGCGCATATTTTAACGGTAAAATTCATGAAGCCATAATTTACGCATCCGACCAATCGAGCAACCGCACTAACATCGAGGACAACATCAACACCTTTTACAGCATCACCTAATGGCACAGTATATAATCGTACTCCCCGAAGGAACGCTAACAAGCGAACACCGAGCCAAAGCCATAACGCGCGAACTGTACAACATCACCGCGCCGTTGGTTACTCAGGAACCGTATCAAAAGGATGGCACGGTATTCGGCGTTATCGAACACCCTGACGGCATCCAATTCGCTTTGCAGGTAGACACGGAATACAACATCCCGGTAAGCCCTATGGCGACGCTTGAGAAGCTTATTACGCTTATGCTCGAATTGAGCGAGGTAGAAATCCGACAGCTTTCAAGCTACGTCCTCAACGCTCAATCCTTTCCGTTTGGGGCAATCATTCCCAGCACTACGACCGTAAGAGATGAGGCGTATATGATCGAGCATGGTTGGTTTCCAAATGAAAATGAAATTGATTAACTTGCAGCCATGAAGGTAACAATTCAAAAAGCGTGCAAGCTACACGGTAACAACTGGAAGAAAGGCGATACGCCTTCGTTACTGCGGAATTTGCGAAGGAACTTAAAGACAAGGGATATCTTGACGCTCCAAAGAAAAAAACCGAATCAGAAAATAACGACTTAACAAAAGAATAAAATGGCCATTTTTAACGGTACAGAATTAGGCGTGTACATTGGCGGAACGCTAATAGCAGCCGCCACAGATTGCTCAATCTCTGTGAGCATGGAAACGATTGATATCACAACAAAAGACAGCGCTGGATGGCGTGAGCTTTTGGGTGGCACGAAATCGGGATCTATGAGCGTCAGCGGTTTGATTGATTACAACGATGGAGCAAACAAAGACGTAAACGATTTATTTACCGCGCTTTCAGATCGCACGGCACTTACTTTGAAGTTTGCAAAAGCAAACCCAGTAGTTGGCGAGGATTTCAATTATTCAGCTACGGGCTTTATCACTAGCTTGGAGCAGTCAGGCGGCACAGAAGATACCGCGACGTACTCGGCATCTTTTGAATTGAGCGGTGTAATTACACAAACTGCCGAATGATTGAAATAAACGGCAAAGATTATCCGGTGCGCTATTCTATGAAGGCGCTAAAAAAGTTCGAACGCAAAGCCAAAGTAAATGTGTTCAGCTTATCGGATCCGTCCAAGCTCTCAGCGGACGCATGCGCTTACCTTTGCTTTGTAGGCGTGGAATGCGGATGCCATTTCGATGACGTTGAATTTACAATGGAACTTAGCGAATTCGAGGAACACATCACGCTCTCACACGTCACGCAATGTTTCGATGTTCTTGGCGAGTACAGCGAACAAAAAAAAAGATAGACGGCACCGACAAGCCAATAGGCTGGCCGGAATTGATACGGATGGGGATGGGCGTGCTTTGCCTGTCCCCTTCTGCGTTTTGGTCAATGACGTTTGGCGAAATTAGTTTAGCACTTGACGGACAGCGCGAAGCGGAAGAATACCGCGAGCGATACGCATGGGAACGCACGCGATGGCTCGGCGCTATGACCTTTCAACCGCACCTAAAAAAAGGTAGTAAATTAGCACCAACGGATTTAATGCAGTTCCCGTGGGAGAAGCCAGAGCATAATGCCAAAAAGCTAACTAAGGAAGAACTAAAGCAGCGAATAATAGAACGAGATCAATGGCAAAGCTGAACGATTTAATAGTAACGATTGGCGCGAATACGCGACGCTTTGACAAAGGGCTAGGCGATTCGATGCGGAAAATGAAGCAGTTTGGTAAGAACACCAAAGCTCTGGGCCGCAATTTGACACGATCGTTAACGATGCCGCTGGCTGCGCTTGGTGGTTTGGCCGTAAAGACGGCAGCGGATTTTGAGTTTAGCATGGCCAAAGTTGCCGCCGTTAGTGGGTTTGCCGCTAACGAAATGAAGGCGCTCGAAGCACAAGCCAAACAGCTCGGAGGATCTACGAGCAAAAGCGCAAGCGAGGTGGCCGCCTTGCAGTTGGAACTTGCGAAGCTCGGTAAAAGCAGCAAGGAAATTGAAAACATGACCGAGGATATCTTGAGCCTCGGCATTGCATTTGATCAAGATTTAGGAGAGACGGCGGCGGTAGTCGGTCAGACGCTAAATCAGTTCGGTATGGACGCAAGCGAAACCGGACGCATCGCTGATAACATGGCGGTGTTGTTTGGTTCGTCTTCGTTGGATCTTGAGAAGTATAGCACGGCAATGTCCACCGTTGGACTTACCGCAAATACCTTAGGGATATCTTTAGAAGATACTGGCAGCGCCTTGGGCATTTTAGTCGATGCAGGCGTAGATGCAAGCACGGCAGGAACTTCGCTAACCAAAGCATTTACAAAATTAGTTCAAAGCGGAGTGCCGGCAAACGAGGTATTGAATCACTTAACTAGCGGGAACCTTTCCGTGGCAGACAGTTTTGAATTCTTTGGTGATCGTGCCGGTAAAATTATTCCAGCTTTGCAAGGGGCGGGAGAAGAAATCGCAGCGCTAACAGAAAAACAATTAGCAGGCGCAGGGGCGGCCAAGACAGCGCGAAAGGTATTAGAAGA